TATTAAATAAATTACTTAAAAAAGTAAATCAATAGTTATATATAAAATATAAAGTCTCCAGCCCGTGTACGATTAGCATATTACTCGCTAGAATAAAGACTTACAAATTTTAGAGATTTTGATAAATTATGGATAAATTTAAAGAAAATATTTGTTTAAAATCACTTTTTGAAAAAAACTTATATCTTTATACTAAAAATTTTTTTCTAGAAGATACAAATAAAAAATTCATTGAAAACTGGCATTACGAAGCAATATGTGAAAAGCTAGAAGATGTCTACAATGGAAAGATTAAAAGACTAATAATTAATATTCCTCCTCGTTATGGGAAGACAGAACTATTAAAAAGATTTATTAGTTGGTGCTTTGCTAAGTCCCCTCATTCAAATTTTATATATACTTCTTACTCAGATAGACTTGTACTTGATTGTTCTAGTTCTATAAGAGATACAATTAAATCAGAAGCATTTCAAGAGCTTTGGCAATTAGAAATAAAAACAGATACAGATAGTAAAAGATTATGGAAGACTAAAGAGGGAGGAGGATTGTATGCAAGCTCAACAGGAGGTTCTATTACTGGGTTTGGAGCAGGGACTATGCAAGAAGGATTTGGAGGAGCATTAATAATTGATGATGCAATAAAAGCTGATGATATATATTCTGAAACATATAGAGAAAAAGCTATAAGATATTACACAGACACTCTTTTAAGTCGTTTGAATAATAGAAATACTCCTATTATAGTAATTATGCAAAGACTACACGAAGGAGATTTAACAGGGTATTTATTAGAAAATGAAAAAGATGATTGGGTACATTTAAAAATACCTATTTTAGATAAAGAAGATAAACCTCTATGGGAACAAAAACATAATTTAGAAGATATAGAAAAATTAAAAATAAATTCAAGAGTATTTGCGGGACAATATATGCAAGAACCAGCACCTATAGGAGGAGGTATATTTAAACAAAAAGATTTTAAATATTGGAAAGTATTGCCTAAGATATTATTTAGAAAAATATATCTTGATAGTGCAATGAAAACTAAAGAAATGAATGACTATACCGTGATGCAATGCTGGGGGAAAGGAGATGACGGAAATATTTATTTAATAGACCAAGTAAGAGGAAAGTTTGAAGCCCCTGAATTAACAAAAAATACTATAGCATTCTGGAATAAACATAGTTATATTCCTGAAGGAGAAGAAGAAAAAAAAGAATTTTTAGATAGAAAAGGAGTTTTAAGAGAATTATGTATAGAAGATAAATCAAGTGGAACAGGACTTATACAAACACTAAGAAGAGACCATAGAATACCAGTTAAAGAGTTAAAACCAGATAAGGATAAAGTAAGTAGAGCAATGGATAGTTCCCCTCATATTGAAGCAGGATTTGTATATTTTCCAGAGCAAGCAAATTATCTAATTGACTTAATACAAGAATTAACTATATTTCCAAATGGAAACCACGACGACATAGTAGATGTAGTAAATTATGCAATTTTTGATTTAATGATAAACAAAGGGGCAGAACCTAGATGCAGAGTTTTTTAACAAATTTATTTAAACAAAAGCCGTTAGAAATTAAATCTTGTACTGGATTTAATTTATTAACTTATGGAAGTATAGAAGATGTACTAGCTTCTCCTTGGCACAAAGATTTCAATTCAAAAGAAATGCTAAGATTATATAAAGAGTCTGGTATAGTCTATAATGCAATCAATAAAATAGCTACTTTAATGTCTTCACTTCCTTTTGAAGTAAAAGATAGTAAGGGAAAAATAGATGAAAATCACGAAGTATTAAAATTATTAAATAAACCTTCATTTGGTATTACATCAAGAGAGTTTAAATATCAATTTGCTACTAATACTCTAATCTATGGAAATAACTTTTTTAGAGAAGGAGTAGGAATATCAAAACCTCTAACTCTTCTCAACTGGACTCCAATAAATATAAATCATACTATACAAGAGGGTATAGTTTATAAATATACAAGAACATTAAAAAAAGGAAAACAAGAGGACTATATTTTAGATAAAACAAAAAGAGTAAGAAGTGATTATATTCCGTTATATACTGATAGAGAAGGAAATATCTTATGGCACTCAAAACAATATAATGCTGATGAAAATGCAGTGATGGGACTTTCTCCTCTTCAACCTATCAATATAAATATAAATAGTATTATCAAATCAAACGCACACAATATAGCAGTTATTGAGAATGGAGGAAGACCTACAGGAATTGTAATTTATGATGGAAATTTAGACAACGAAGATTTCGATAAAATAAAAGACCAAATGGCTCAAAAGCATACAGGAGTAGATAATGCAGGAAAGTTATTATTACTTGAAGGAAAGTTTGATTATAAAGAAGCATCTATAAGTCCTAAAGATATGGATTGGATTGAAGGAATTAAAATAAATGAAAAAGATATATATAATGCACTAGGTATTCCTCTTGCACTTATAGATAGTAATGCTTCAAGTTTTAATAATATGTTTACTTCAATGTATGCAATATACGAGCATTCTGTATTTCCTCTTATGGAGAAAATGTGTGGTGAGTTGACAGATTTATTAATGTGGCAGTATAATAATAATAGTAATGAAGAATTAACTATTACATACTCAAAAGAAAAAATACCTTCATTAGATGCACTTAAAACAGAAAGTTTAACAAATAAAACAATAGCTGGTATTTATACTTTAAATGAGTTAAGAAAAGAACAAGGATTAGATGAATTAGATGGTGGAAATATAATAGTAAATAACTTTGCAAATAATTCTCCTCTTGGAGTTGAAAATCCTATTGCTCCTGAAAAAAAGGTTAGTAAAGAAATATTTAGAGAAATAGAAAGAAAAAGCGGTGTACCAGAGGAAATGATTGACAATTATATTGAAATTGGTGAAACTAAGGGAGTGTTTTAATTAAACAAAGTAATAAATTATGAAAAAATATATAAGAATTAGTATAAATTCAAGTAAATTATTATCAAGAACATTTCCTTTTTTTAAAAGAAAAGGTATTTTAGTAGGAATTATTAGTAAGGAAGAAAAACTTATTAACCTTCAAAATTCACTTAAACCTATAAATGAAAAACCTATACCACTTAAAAATTATATTTTTCCTGAAGGAGTTTTAGAAAATTTTATTAAATTAAAAAAAAAGGAAGAAAAAAATGAAAACTAAAATTATAGGTTATATAACAAAAGTAAAAGAAGATAACAAAGGATTATATGTTGAAGGAAAATTAAGTAAAAAAGAAATAAAGAAATTACATAATTTAATGTATAGTATAACATTAGGTTATGATAATAAAAAATTAAAAGAAGTAATAATATCTTAATAATAATAAATCGGGTGATTATATACTTGACAAACCCAAATTAATAATAAATTTCGCAATGTATTAGTTTAAGGCAGTAAATATATTTTATAAATATTTATAAAATATTAACTTTTAAAGTTGAATAAAAAAATGGAAGTATAAAATTATATACTTCCATTCTAGTTTTTATGAATTACTATTCATAAACTGGTATTCTCCAAGCTCTTAAACCATAATTTCTAGCATATAAAACATTGCCATTTTTATCGGTTCTAGTAGCTCGGAAAATATAATAGAGAACTTTTTTCTCCATTATAACCTCCAATCATTATTATAGCTATACTTTAGTTAAGTACTTGACTTTTTAAATGTATTATCTATAATAATATTACTTTTTTAAAAAAGTTATTTAAAAAAGTATTTCTAGCATTATAAAGTCAAATAAGTAATGGTGATAGCATACACCCATTACTAAAATTTCTTAACCTCTAAATTATTCAACTAATTTAGAGGTTTTTTATTTCTATATTTTAAACATTAACATTTCATCTGTTAAATATTTCTCTTTTAATTTACTAATAAGTTCTATAATTTGTTTAGCTAATTCTTCTAATCCATCAATCTTATTTTTTAATCTATAAAAAAATTGAGTTATTAAGTTTAAGATATATTTTTGAGTTTTTTCTATATTTCCCATTCTATCTTGTTTTATAATATTTTCTAAGTCGTGTCTCTCATTTAAAGAAAGGTCTGGTAGATTAGTTATTATCTTATTAACTATTTCTTGTGTTAAATTTCTTTCACCTTTTTCTATTAGAGAAAGATAAGATATTGAAATTCCAATCATACGAGAAAAATTAACAAGTGAAATACCTCTATTTTTTCTTATATTTTTAAGTATTTTATTTTCATTTTTTTTCATAGAATTACTCCTTATTATTAATAAGACAATACAAAGAATATAAGTTATTTATTAAATGTCAATAGATTATTCTACAAAAATAAATATTTTGTAGAATAATTAGTAGAATAAATAATTACTCATTATTCAAATTGTCAAACATATCTTGACTAGTATTTTTTATTTTAAATGCTTTACTAAAATAACTATCAAAAGTTCTTTTATTTGTTGCTATTTCTAATACCGTTTCTAACTTAGCTAAGTTATGTTTCCATTTCTCAAAAGCAACTTCTTCTTCTAAAAATTGATACATAGCATTTTTTCTATATTTCTTACCATTTTTAGATGTAATAACTGGATTTTTTTTATCAATTATTTCTAATATAGCTCCATTACTATCTAATAATGGTGCAAAAAGATATTTTCTTAAAAATTTACCAAAAAATTGAGGATGATTATTTCCTTTAATTCTTTTAAGATCATATATTTTATATATACCATTCCAAAAATCTTCTCTATCTTTTAATGGTTTTTCATATTTCTCGGTTATTTCATTTCTAACAAATTGATAAAATAATTCCTTGTATTCTTCTTTCTTTTTATCTTTTATATAACCTGTTGCTTCATCAATTAAAGCTATAATACCTATTTGTGCGAATGCAGAAATTAAAATTTCACATTGCTCTGCAATAATTTTTTGTCTACTACCGACTAATTTACCATCTCTTCTGCCTTTTAATATTGCGTCACAAATAGCAGGAAGTGCTTTTGCATTATATCCTACTATTTTCCTCTTATTATATTCGTCTTTAATTGGTATTAATAAGGACCTATCTTCTATCAATGAAAATACAGGTTGAAGGCTTTTTTGATTAAAAAAACGGACCAGTCTTTTTCCTGATACTTGTTTTCCATTTTTAGAATCTTCTTCTATTTTTAATGCAGTTTGCATTTGTCTTGATGCTAATATTCTTTCCCCTTTATTATTTACATAACAAGGAATTTCAAAATTATTTAAGTTTAAAGTACCTTTATGTGTTATAGTCATTATATATTTACTCCGTTTGTTATTAATAAATCAAAAACATTACTATTCTTTCTGTTGTTATATTTAAAACAGAATTCATTTATATACTTATTAAGATGTTTATCACTTAACCAATGATATTGACCTGTAATTCCTCTTTTTAATAAACTCCAAAATCCTTCAATAGTATTAGTATGATTATTTCCATTTACATATTGCTTTTTACTATGATTTACTACTTGATGTTCTATATACTTTTTGAATGGAATATAACCTCTAAATTCGTCTGTCATTAATACAGAATTATCAAAATCCATATATCTATTTGCAGTTCTTTTTAAATCTTTAAATGAGAATTTTGATTGTTTTCTTGCTTTTACATTTCCTCCCCTTTCAACAATACCTATAACTCCTGTTTTAGTAGTTCCCCTTCCTCTTTTAAGTGGTGGAAAGTTATCATTATCGTCTTTATTATTTCTTTTTCTTGGCTTTCCTCCTACATAAGTCTCATCCATTTCACAAATTCCACTTAATAAGCTAGGAGTTTCACTCATAGCTTTTCTGATTTGCATTTGCATTCTCCAAGCAGTATTACTATTAACATTAATATCTCTTGCTAATTGACGGCTTGCTATACCTTTCTTTGCATTAAGAATTAAACAGATAGCTAAAAACCATTTTTGAAGTGGAGTGTGTGTATGGTGAAATATAGTGCCTACTAATACACTAAAAGAATTATTACATTTATTACAATGATGACGAAAACTTCCTTTTATATTAACACTTTGCGAACGACCGCAATAAGGACAGATAGGTTTATTTTTCCATTTGACTTTTTCAAGATATGCAATACAATCTTCTTGTGATGGGAATTTTTCATAAATTTCTATTATATTCATAGCTAATTAGTGTTTGTTATTAATTGAGAACTACTAACTATACTAATTAGCTATTTTTATATGTCAAGAGTTTTTTACTGCCTTAAACTAATACATTGCGAAATTAATAGTTCTTATACAATCATCTTCTTTTTTTTCTGTAATTTCTTCTACTGTAACTTGTTCATCAAATTGCTCTTTATAAATAGCTTTTATAATTTCAGGAATTTCACTAACAAAATCCATAATATTTCTTTCTGCAACGAACAAACCTAACAAATCTTTGCTTGTAGCAATATACATCCCGTCTTTTGTGGATATATCTACTTTTACTAACTCTTTTACCCCTGCAACTAAATTATCATTTTCACTCATTTTATTATCCTATTAATTGTTTATAACTTAAATTTTGGTAATTATCCCTTGACAACAAGTATTTAATATTTTATACTTATATCATTAATAATGATAAGTATAAAATATGAAAACTAAATTTACAATAAAAGACTTTAATAACACATATAAAACAGAAGACGACTGCTTAAATAAAATCTTTAAAGATAGGTATGGAGATTTAAGTGAATGTCCTGAATGTGGAAGAAAAACAACATTTCATAAAGTATCTAATCGCAGATGTTATTCTTGTGCTTGTTGCGGTCATCAATTACATCCATTAGCTAATACAATCTTTCATAAATCACCTACTAGTCTTAAAAGTTGGTTTTATGCTATATTCTTATTTTCTTGTTCTAAAAATGGAGTATCAGCAAAGGAACTTGAAAGACAACTAGGTACAACATATAAATGTGCTTATAGAATAGCAAAGCAAATAAGAAAATTATTTGATGATAATATAGATGCTCTTTCTAATATAGTTGAAATTGACGAGACTTATTATGGAGGAAAAGAAGTAAATAAACATAAGAATAAGAGAATTGAAAATACACAAGGAAGAAGTTTAAAAAGTAAAACTCCTATTGTAGGTGTAGTTGAAAGACAAGGCAATATAACAGCAAAAGTAGTCAAGAATACTCAAGATAGTACAATAAGAACATTCTTAAAGAATAATGTAAATATTAATTCTACAATAAATACAGATGAGTATAGAAGCTATAATCATATAAATAAAGACGGATATATTCACAATAGAGTAAATCACG